ACCACCAAGACCATCTCCTCCGAACATTAATATGTCGGGTACAACTAGTACTATTCAAAATCCGCCAACCATGTCTGATAGAAATCGTCTATACTATTATATAGATAGATTTAATTTCACTGATGTGAAAAAACCATTTTCACCAAAAACTGTTATGGCATAAAAAGAAAGGGGACCCGAAGGCCCCCTTTCCCACCGATCAATCTTCGTCAGCAAGTCGCTTGAAGAAAGCCAGATCCTCGTCGTCATCATCGACGCCTGCCGAAGCAACGGGAGCGGCTGGAGCAGCAGCTGCCTGGAAGACTGGGGCCGGAGCCTTGTACTCTTCCTCGTCAAGTTCAACACCACGAATCTTTGCCGGAGCGGCATTGAGACCCAGAACATTGTTGAGACGAGTCTTTAGCTCATCATAAGACTTAAAGTGCTTTGGATCTACAAGGTCCTGGAGCGAATGCTCCTGCTTGTATACCGCTTCAAGTTCAGCGTCATCATCGAGCAGTGGTGCGGGAGAGTCGAATTCAGACTTATCGTAGTTGCGGTAACCCTCAACCTTACGAATCTTGAGCTTGAAGTTAGCACCCGTCCAAAGATCGAACGGATTTACTGGTTGTTCGTCCTGAAATTGAGGGTTCATCAGGTCGTTCAACTTGTCAAAGATCTTCTTGCCATACTTGTACAGGAAGACCTTACCTTCGTTGTCACGATTACCAGGATCGCTAACAACGTAGATGTTTGAGATGTAAGACAGGCGACGCTTCTGGTCACGTGCCTTTTCCTTGTCCGATTCCAGACCAGTATTCCAGAGAACAGAGTTGTGCTCAGAAACAGGATCTGGCTTACCAAGAGTCGTCAGCGACTTCTCGATATACCAAAGACCGGTTGGGCCTTTAAAGCCATGGTCCCAGATACGAACAAAAGGAAGATCCTCACCGTTTGGTGCAGGAAGGAAACGAATGACTGCATAGCCATTTTCAGCCTTATCCAATGTAGGCTTCCAATACTTGTCATCGTCGGAACGGTCGAAGGTAGTGGTCTGCTTTTGAAGCTCCTTGGTGAGCTTTTCGAATGAAGTAGCAGACGAGCGCTTGAGATCAGCGAAAGACATAATTATTCTCCTTGTATGTCGTTGTGTACGTTATATTAGTCGTTATATTTAATTGAGAGATATTTAGCCCCGCCATCCCAAGGCATGAATGAAATATCAGAATATTCGATATCATGGTTGGTAAAACGTGGGACAAATTCCTCTCGTATGTATTTATCATTATCGATACCAAAGATCTCATTAGAATATGCAATTAGCCAATTTTTTGTTTGGCCGATCTTTGACATGATATCATTACGAAGGTCGACTGGCATCTCGGTGAATGACCAAGTACCAATCATCAGATCTGCATCAAACAGATCATTCACATCAGAAGTATGTACGATGTTGGTATGTCCCAACTGATCGTGATACCACTTCTGAACTGCACCGACTTCAGCAAAATCGTAAATTACGTACTTGCCTTTGAAGCCAAGCTTGTAGACGATATCAGCCATGTCGCCAATGCCGCCGCCAAGTTCTACAATCGTGTCCAGCTTTGCCAGATCTTCTGGAGTCCACTTGTTCAAAACAAGGTGAGCCATATGTTGGATACGATTCATTGAGGTTGTAAAGTCTTCGAACAGATTATAGATACCACGATCTTGTTCGGTAATCCCTACATCGGGATCTTCGAGTGCGTAACGAATTCGACGATCTTCTTTCGCAGCCGGAAGAACTGCAGCAAAGTAATCGAAGAATCGAGCTCGAGTCATAAAAGGAACTGACATCACAGATGCCCAGACCTTAAAGCGTTCTTTAGGAAGATTCTCAAAATCCTCAGCAAACACTTCACACATCACATTCCAATAGTTGCCATCATTTACTTGCTTGGCAGCCATCATCTTTTCAAATGTTTCTTTAGAAGAAGCTAGAGGAGCTTGAGCAGTCATTGCCGGATTAGCCGGAGTAGTAGAGTAACGAAAATATTCAGACATCAATCACCTGCAAATTTATCTTTCAGTATTTTACGACACTTGAACATGTCATAATGAAAGAATGGTTTATACTTACTTAGCTTTTTATATATGCTCGGCCAGAGAACACCATCTTCAATCTTCTTATTCCAGTGGCCAAAGAAACCAAGAATATCATTTAGAATAATAATAGTCTCAATCGAGATTTCTCTACGTAAGTATTGTTTAAGTAAATATGGGTGTTGCCCATTCTTTACAATAACATTATCGTCAAAATCTGTCAACAGTTTATTTAGGTCTTGCTCAAAAATATACGAAAGAGATTGCTGTCGCTTGAGCCAGTCAGCATAGAGCTTTTCAGACTTATCATCAAACAAATCGCCAATCCATTTCAAGTCACCATCAACAAAGTTGGCAACTAGATATTGGAGTGGGTTCTTATGTTTGGAGAGTTTGTAAAATTGGTACTTGTCTTTACGAGTCTCGAAGCTCGTAGAACTTGCATTCACTTTACCATTGTACTTAATGTAATCATAACTATCACTGGTAAAGTGGCTTTTGACCGCAAGGAAAGTCTTATAAGACTCGAACGGCGTCATACTGGCAGTCGGGCTGTCTTAGGAAGATAGTTAAGATCTTCAGCAGCCGACTGAAGTTTTGATTTGATTTTAATATTGTTCTTGATAATTGAAGCAGCAGCCTCAATTTCAATATTATTCTTTTCACAAAGGTGGACGACGGCATCCATGTAATCTAAATTATACGTCTTCACAAGATTTTCGATCTCTTTAATAAACTTTTCATTAGACATAGTCTTTTGAAAGATAACGTCGTCCACCATAATAAATCATCCTCTATAAAAAATATGTGCACCAATCTTAGTTGTACGATCAAAGACTCTACCCCAACGAGGACTTACGTAGTCGGCGTGGTAGAACTTTGCACCTTTAGTTACGTCACCGTAATTTCCTAGGTACACGTGTTCGGCGATTTCTTTTGCTTTTGCGAAAGCTACACCGTCACGAATTCGCTTTCCTCCCTCACACTTCCATGAAAATTGGCATACGCCTCGAGCTTTTTGGTTAATTACTCCGCATGGTGTTTTTGGGAATCTATCATCTTTGACGCGGTTTAACACAACATTGTTAACCGCAATCCTACCTTTGTAGGGTTCATGGCCAGCTTCAAAGTAGGTATTCTCGGCCATGCATTGGATTTGTTTTTTATCGTTTGCGCTCAGATAAACTGGCTTTTTTACGATAACTTCTTTTTCGATTACCTTGACTTCAGGTACCTTAACAATCTTGACTTCTGGTTCCTTGGTTGGCATTGCAACTGCTGCGCCTGCAGCAAGAGCAAGACCGAGGCAGAATCCTTCAGCCCAGCGCAGGTACGGGAAATCTTTTCTATTTTCGAAAAGTTTCATTTGTATCCTCTAATCTTAAATGACTTTGGCAAACAGAGACTACTGTGCAGGCATCTCAGCCTATAGTTTTTCTGTCGCTATGAGAAGATACAAAAAGAAATAACGAAGGTATCTTCCATCCATTTCCCTCTTACTGGAAATGCAAAATCATTATGGTTTCGTCGGTGGAATTATTGTGCATCTGAGATGTTAGATAATTCCGCTTTCTATAGCCCTAAGACTTGAAGCTTTGTAAGAGTCAATGGAGGTTCCAACCTCCGTTGCGATATTTTATTTATACACCATAGATCTATAAATGTCAACCACTCGTGGTGTTTCTAGAACAACTCGTGGTAAAGAGTAAAACATTTATAAATAGATGTGACTCGCGGTTTCGGACACCCAGTCACTCTAACACTTTCTAGGAGTATCAGCATGACTATATATACAGGCTACGTTTATCTTTGGTATGATACCAAAGCAAAGTTCTTTTATCTTGGTGGCCACAAGGGTCGTATAAAAGATTCTTATATATGTTCTAACAAAATGATGTTAAGAGCATATAAGAAACGGCCAGAAACTTTCAAACTCCGTATATTAGAATATGTTTATGGTGACAATAAAGCTTTGCGTGAAGCAGAACAGCGTTGGTTAAACATGATTAAGGATACCGAGTTATACTGGACTCCCAATATTAATAATAAAACTGTTAGATATTATAATCAAAAGAAACACTCTTCTGGTGGAAATGGTTCTGCAAATAAAGGCAAATCACATCCAGCATGGAATAAAGGCCTTAAAGGTGTACAACCATATTCCGAAGAAACGCGTTTAAAAATGTCTCAAAAAAAGAAAGAATATTGGGCCAAGAAAAGGTTGGGAGATTCTGTTTCCACGCTCTCCCAGGGCGCATTTGAATTAAGCCGCTAGGGCGAATTCAACAGGCGAATTATCGTTCGCTGCATTTAGTTTAATGGCACTTTGCCAGTCATTCAGTCTCGAACCGCCCTATTTCATCCCAGTCGATCCTAGTTCACCCCCATCAACTGCACAGTTGACCCACTTACTTATTCAACTATTCCACCGGCAGGTTCTAGAATACCTGTGAGGGAAGTGCAGATGGTGGAGGTGGCGGGTACTGCCCCCGCGTCCTCGGAACCTTTATTGTTGATTGTCAACAACTGATATTCTATTTATATACTAGATTGATTTAAATGTCAAACATTAATTGCACCAAGATTGCTTTGCGTCGCCATAATATTCACGAGCAAAACCATTCTTGATAAGCAGATCACGAAGGCTCATACCATCAAGCAAAATATCGCCAAGAATACGGCCGCCAAACTTGTCCCAATCGTATAGAACAACCTGATGCTTCTTTGTCGCAGCAATTACGTCTTTTGTAAAGACAGAAGCTTGCTCACCGCGCTTCTTTTCGCTTTCACATTTAGCACGGAAGCTTTTCTCTGGAGTATCAACACCAAAGATACGAAC